TATTAAACTTAGATGTTATGCCATCGATGAGAGCACTAATGACTGCTGGTCCAGCCTTGGAAAGAGAGAACATAGCTGGGTATAATTGTTCATACATACCAGTAGATCACCCTAAAGCATTCGATGAGATATTATATATATTAATGTGTGGAACAGGAGTAGGATTCAGTGTTGAAAAGAAATATACAGAACATCTCCCTAGCATTGCTGATGATTTCCATGGTACAGAATCTGTGGTCGTGGTCAGGGATTCTAAGCTCGGTTGGGCAAAAGCATTTCGGGAAATCATTACGTTATTGTATGCTGGGCAAGTACCCAGGTGGGATATATCCAACGTGCGCCCTGCAGGAGCTAGGCTTCAAACTTTCGGTGGAAGAGCTTCGGGTCCTTCACCGCTCGTCGATCTCTTCAATTTCTCGGTTGAAACTTTTAAGAAAGCCAAAGGAAGAAAACTAACTTCTTTAGAATGTCACGACCTAGTATGTAAGGTGGGTGAGATCGTTGTTGTTGGTGGTGTTAGACGGTCGGCTATGATTAGTTTATCTGATCTTAATGATAGAGATATGAGAGATGCTAAATCTGGTGAGTGGTATCGGGTTGAATCACAACGAGCATTATCAAATAACTCTGCCGTATATGAAACGAAACCAGATAACATCGGTACGTTTATAGAAGAGTGGTTAGCACTATATAAATCAGGCAGTGGTGAACGAGGTATCTTTAATAGAGAAGCCTCAAAGAAAGTTGCAGCACGAAATAAAAGAAGAGACCCTGACTTTGAATTTGGCACCAACCCATGTTCGGAAATAATTTTACGACCATTCCAATTTTGTAACTTATCCGAAGTAGTTGTTAGACCTCACGACACCGAAGAACAACTTATTGAAAAGGTTAAGGCGGCTACAATACTAGGCACAATGCAGGCATCCTTGACAAACTTTAAGTACTTACGTCGGCAGTGGAAAGACACGACTGAAAAGGAAAGATTGCTTGGAGTATCTCTTACTGGAATAATGGACCATGAAATATTATCTGGAAATATTTATAATCAAACGGCTTTAACTTCTATACTCACAAATATGAAGAAAGCCTCCATTGAAACTAACAGAGCTTGGTCAAAGACATTTGGC